TTTTGAAGCATCGTCCAGGACCCGTCCGGGTTCTCACGAATGATGACGTTGACCAGGGCGCCCGCGATTTCGCGCGCGACCGTGTACGGGTCCTTCTCGGCGCCGTTGACGACGATCGCGCCTGGACTAATGTTGACCGTCCTCGAGGATGCGGCCGCGATTTCCTCGGCGGTCGCCGGTCGCGCCAATGGACCGCCCGCGCCCATCCCGATCAGATTCGCGATGACGTCGCGCGCCGTCCGGAATTCGGCGAGCGTATCGGCCGCGTAGAGGTCGCGAATCAACGCGGACGCGCGGTCGCCGACGATGCCGGATTGCTCGAGGCGCCGGACGAGCGACTCGTACGGCGACATGGTTCCGCCGAATTGATCGACAAAGACTTGGAAGAATTTGTCGCGCGCCGGGTTAACCCTCGTCCCTTCCTCGCCGCCGCGGAACCACCCCTTTTCGGTAATACCCCAGGTCGCGAGGATGCCCGCGGCCACACCGGACGCGGCCGCCAGTGCCCCGGCCCCGGCGCCCGTTGTGCCGGATGCCATCAAGGCATCAATCTTCGCGTTGACCGCGGCGCCCGCCGTAATCGACCCTCCGGCGCCGCCGCCGAACAGGCCCGCCAGCCATCCCGCCCCCGCCGCCCCGGCCACGCCGCCGAGGCCGCCGCCCGCCGCACCGCCCGCGGCGCCGCCGACGAATTTCGAGGCGAAACTCCCGGCGAGCGCGTCGAGCATCTTTCGGAGAAAGCCTTGAATGAACGTGTTCAACATGTCGGCGAGGACATTCGCGAACGCCTGTTTGATCGAATCCCAAATCGCGACGAATCCCTCTTTCCAGTCGCGGAGGTCGAACAGCATTTCCGCGAACGTTTGCGAGAACGAGTCGCCGATATACCTGAACGCATCGCGCAAGGACGGGACGACGACGCGCTCCCAGTACGTCGGGAGCTCGCCGGACGCGCGTTTCTGCGCGTCGATCATCTTGCGCCACGCGAGTTCTGCCTCGCGCGACGAGGCGCCCGCGACGCGGACGATCGCCTCGTAATCGCGCTCCGCTTGCCGTGCGAGGTCGTCGAGTGCCTGTTGCGAGGTAATGCCCATGCGTTTCATCGCGTCGGCGGCGCGACCGGCGTTCCACTGCTCCGACGACATGATGTCGTTCGCCATGCGGAGATGCGCCGTCACCGCCTCGAGCCCGTTGACGGCTTGCCACGAGGCAGGCGATCCGACGCCGCCCGTGAGCCGGTCGAGTTCGTCCGCCGTCTGCCCGATCGAGACGCCAAAGTTCGCCATGCCGCGGGTATCGAACCCGGTATCCTGGAGACGCCGTGCGGCGGCGCCCGCGCGCTCATACGCCGCGGCGAGTCCGTCGACTTCGATCCCGGACGCTTTTGCTTTGGCGACGAGGTCCGCGAGTTTCGGCAGTTGCGCCGCCAGGACGCGATCGAGCTCGAGCCCGTCGCGCATGGCTTGCGCTTGTTGCGCGGAGAAATCACGCAGTGCCGCATTCACTGATCCCGTTGTGACGAGTCCGAGCCCTTCAATCGATTTGCGGAGCGCCTCGAGCGCGGCGGCGGCTTTTCTCGCCGCCTCTTCATCGACCGGCGGTGTGAACGGGACCGATTCGAGCTTGATGCGCGAATCCAGTAAATCGTCGATATTCCCCGTCGCCTTTTTTGCTTCGGTCGCGACAAGGCCCAATGCTTCCGCGATGCGGAGCAGGATTTTTTCCCCGGCGCCGGTCGCCACGCCTTGCGGCGTCAACGCGAGCAATTTTTCAGACTTCGACATTTCCCGGAATGTTTTCAACGATTCCATCGCGTTTGTGAGGACGCCGACGAGGTCCTTCCCGATCGTAATTTTCAGATCGAAGACGAGGCGATCCCAGTCGTCGCCGATCTTCGCCAGTTGCTTGACCTCTTCGTCTGAGAATTTCTGGACCTCGGCCGCCGTTTTCCGAAGGTTCTCCTGAATCGCCGGGAGGAGTTCCGCCGCACTCTTGCCGAACAGAGCCGTTGCGAGCCGGGCGCGTTCCATCGGATCGGGAATCTTGGCGATTTCATCGGTAATGGCGAGGAACGCGTCCTCCGGTTTCATCGCGCGGATCTTCCCGAATTCGAGCCCCAAGTCCTCCAACGCCTTGACCGTCGATTTGTCGCCCTGCGCCAGATTGATATTGAGCTTGTTGATCGCCGTCCCGAACGTATCGATCGTCGTCCCGCTCTGTTCGGCGGCGTACTGAAAACCCTGGACTGCCTCGGCGGAAATCCCGAGCTTTTTCGACAGGTCGTCGATATCCCCGGCCATGTCGATCGCTGCCTTGCCAAATGAGATGAGCGAGGAAATCCCGCGTTGCAGGAGATTCGAGGCGAAATTGCCAATGAACGACCCGACGGCGATCGACATCTTGTCGAACGCCGACGCCGATTGCTTCGCCGGTTCGATCGTTTTGCTCGTCGCGTTGGCGATATCGAGCATGTTTTGCGGGACGTCGATCCCGAGCGCGCGCATCTTGGCGACCGCCTCCTGGACGGTCGTCCCGAGACGCGCCATCTCTTTCTCGGTTAACTTCGCCGTGCCGCCGATTTTCTCGACGGCATCGACCATCAAGGTCGCCTGTTGAATGATCGATTTGCCGGAGAACGAATTCGCCATCCGCTCGAGGGAGCTCCCGACCTTGTTCGCGTCGCTCTCGAACGATTTGAGCTCGACTTGCGCCTTGTTCACCGCGTCATAGAACGACGCGAAATCGGCGACGAGTTTGCCGGTCAGAGCCATGTACTTACCGTGTCTGTTCGCGTTCCTGTTGTTCCTTCAAGAGTTCCTCAACGAGCACGGCGTAGACAGTCCGTGGAAGTGTCTCGAGCCACTCGTACCGCCAACGCATCACGCGACAGATGTTGAGGTCGGAAACGATCCGGTCGCGGCGAAAGGGTCCGCTTTGAGCGCCTCGAGCTCCGCGTCGACGGCCGCTTGATGCGCCTGGATCGCTTGCGACACTTCCTGAAAGTGCTGGAGCTTCAATCCTTCGAGCGCCGCCGTGACGTCCTCCGTTGATTTCCCGCGGATGACGACCGGTTGCCCGTCCGGGTCGACGAACGACCAGTCGAGCAGATACGCGAGGATGGCCGAGAGCATCGCCATCGTCTGATCGACTTGGAGCGCGGCGTCGCGCCCGTTCATCGGTCCGGCGACGGTCAATGGTTTCATCATCCGGAGGAGCATTCGTCGGTGTTCCCCCGCCGTGAGTTCCTTGCGGACGACGATCCATTGCCCGCGCGGGAGCTCGAGGCGAACCGTCTCCGGTTTCACAAATTGCGAATAGATCGGATCAGACATGCGGCGTCCTCATGGGGAGTGGTGCCCCGAGCTGCGCGGCGAGGCGCCCGTTTGCGACCGTCACGGTCTCGACCGGCCAACGCCACTCGCCGGATTGCGTCGGGACTACGAACACGAGCGGCCGTTGCCGGAGATTGAAGGCATTCGCGTCGATGCACGTGCCGCGGAGGACGAACGCCGTCGGCGATCGCCGCGTCACCGTGAAGCCCTCGAGTGTTGCGGCCGGAAAGTACCCGTAATCAATCCGGCCGTGGACCCCCGTCAACGTCCCGCCGAACATTCACGCCGCCGGTTCGAGTGTCCAGGCGCCCGCCCCGACCCAATTCCCGGAAATCGAGACGGCGCCGGTCGCCGAACAGTTGATCGACATGTCGAGGTAGGCGAGGCCCTCGAAAAAGAACGTCGGCTCGTCCGTCGAGGGAACGAGGTTCAACGTGACAGCGGTTGACCCGATCGCGACCTCGAACAACGCGGGCGTACTCGCCGAATTCCACCAGCCGCCGATCGTCCCTTTCGCGTCCGGGAACCCGAGGACGTATTGGCGGAACGAATCGCCGAACGCCGTGACGTCGACTTGGTCCCGCGTAAAATCGGCGGTCCAGGCGTTGAGGTCGCCGACGGCGACGAGTGTCGCGCCGCCCGTCGGGTCCATCTTGATTTGTCCGCGCGAACCGTGCTTGCGTCCTGCCATGATTTAGCCTCCGTTCGAATTGCTCATCACGACGCGATAGAGACCGCCGCAAAACATGAACCGAATCGCCGGGTCGACGACGTCCGTTTGCGTATCGCGAACGCGCCGCTCCCGGTAACACGTCATCGGGTCGAACCCGGCGACGGTCAACAACGCGCCCTCGAGAACGACGTCGATCCGCGCCGCGGCCGCTTGCATCGTCGGACCGGCGTTCGCCTCGGTCGTTCGGACAACGGCGACGACCCGGTACAAGGCGTCCTCATGCGAACGACCCTCGAACGCCCGCTCGTCCTTGTGATCCTCGAGACGGACGACGCCGAATTTCGTCGACCCTTGCGGCGCCTCGTCGAACCAGACGAGATGCGGGAGAAGCGCGACGAGCTCCGCGTCGGCGTTGAGCGTCGCCAGGAGCGCGGCATCGACGAGGGTCGAATCGCTCATCGCCGCGAGACCTCGAGACCGGCGCGTTCGAGGAGCTCCGCGAAATCCTCGTACATCTCGCCGCGCTCGTTCCGGAGGACCGGAACGAATTGATGTTGCGGCGGCGCCGCCGGCATGACGCCGCGACTCCAATTCCGATATTGCCGCGCGACCGTCCCGCGCTCGAATAGGTGAGCATGCGGCGCCCGCGCCTGGACGACGACGCCCGCGCCGTACCGTCCGACCTCGCGCGGCCGGACGGACACGGACCCCTCGAGGCGTCCCGTCACGTAATGCGCCCCGTAGTTCGCGCGAATCGTCGCGGCCGCGCGGAGTCCGCGCGCCTGGACGATGCGTCCCGCCTCGTTTGCGAGATGCTCCGGGAGGTCCCGCATTGCGCGCATGAGGTCCGGCAATCCGACGAGCTCGAGGCGATTCCGACTCACGACAGAACGTCCTCACACGTCAATTCCATATCGACGCCGCGGAGGTCGACGTCGCGAACGCCCGTCACATTGAACGCCCCGCGTTCCCACCAAATCCGGGTTTGGGTTGTGACCTCCGGATGAAACGCGATCGTCACCTGATACGTGTTCGACGCCATGACGGTATTCGCCGGGTCGCGCTCGAGATTGCGCGACGGTCCGACGCGAATCTCCGCGTCGACCTCCGACGGGTTCAGCGGAATCCAGGTGTAATAAAACCCGCCGACGCCGTCCGGGACCGGGAGCGACGGATTTTTCAGCGTGATCCGATGTTCGCGACTCCCGCTCGTTGCCATTACGAAAACACCGGAGGACGGTACGGAATCAGAATCGGACGGACCTCCGTCCAGACCTCTTGCGCGGTCCAGGTATCGCCAATCATGCCGAGGTCGCGCGGATTGTCGTCGCCGCGGTTCCGGCGGTAGTAGTACTGCGTAAACATCAGGACGGCGAGTTCGACCGGTTTCGGAACGGTCTCCGGCGTCCAGGTCGCCGCGGCCGCGTTGTCGACGAGATAGTCGAGGACGATCGCCGTCGCTTGATCGACGAACCGTTGAACGTCGGCGTCTTGCCGCGCGTCCGTCACGCGACAATGCAGTTTCGCCGTCTCGAGCGTTACGAGCGCCATTCCTTGCCGCCCTGTTCGCGCGTATCGCGTCCGACGTCGCGTCCCGCCTTGACCATCAACGTCCAGAATTTCGACCCGTCGCCCGGGCGCGTCGAGGTCGCTTCGTTGCAATGCCACATCGAACCCGCCCAGGTCGCACAATCGGCCGGTTCGTACGCTTTGCCCTCGACGTACACGCCGAGGTACCGGAGCCCGGGTTTCCCGTCCTTGCCGTCGGCGCCTGGAGCGCCCGCCGGACCCGGCGGACCCGGGAGCGGTTCGCGCGTCTCGACGACCGCGACGCGTTCGCGGACGGCGCCGAGCTCGTTCGCCAATGCCGCGCGCGCCTCGGCGACGGTCGCGGCGGTCGACGACTCGAGGAGCGCGAGACGATGCTCGAGCGGTCCGGTTGCGCCTCGGACGACCTCGCGAATTACGTCGGCGAGGACCTTCGTTACCGCGGCGACTTCGGGTTCGGTCATCGCGTCATCCCTCCCGGAGCGCGTCTCGGAGATGGAACGCGAACGTCGCGCGGAGCGCGTCCGTCTCGAGCTCGTCGTCGCCCTCGTCCTCGTCCTCGGCGCCGCCGGCATCCGGCGAGGACGGCGGCGTCGCGGCGACCGGTTTCGCGAACGGTTTGTCCGAATCGCGTTCGGCGAGCGCGGCGAGCGAGTAGTACTGTTGTTGCGCCATTGGCGACTCGCCGCCTTTGACCGGACCGAGACCGAAATACTTTCGCCGCGCCTCGTCCGGCGACATGAGGGCGCCGGCGATCGCCTCGATTCCCGCTTTCGTCCGCGCCTCCGCATCCATCCACAACAAATCGTCGACGTTGAGTTCGACGCCGATCGTCGGCCGCGGAAACTCGAGACCCTTGTCGAGCGACGCCTCGAACGACGCAATCAACGATTGCAAACATTCGGAGTAGTAGAGTTGCAGGAGCGGCGAGGGTCCCTGATACGGCGGCGGCGGTCCGATGCCGACGAGATACGCCGGGACGTGATAGACCGATGGAATCGTCTCGGCCGTGTATTTCAATTGGTCAATCAATTGCGAATCGACCGCGTTGTACGTGAATCCCTCATATTTCAGTCCGAGACCGAGGATTGCGACGCGACCTTGGTTCTCGCCGCCGTACGCCGCTTGCCAGCGTTCGGACATGAGGTCCGCTTGCGCTTGATTGATTTCTCCGGGCGCCGTCAACACGCCGCCGGGACGTGACCCGTTCGCGAAAAATTGCGACGCGCTCGATTGAATGTTCTGTCCTTGCAGGATCGAGGACGCGGCCGCATACAGCGGCGAGACGCCGACGAGCGGATGAAACATCGGGACCATGAGATCGTGAATGATTTCGCTCGCCGGAACGATGACCTCGGTTAACTCGCCGTCAAAGGTCCAATTGAGATCCTCGCGTCGGAGTTGGTAAAAGACGGACCCGTCCGGCGAGACGAGCGGCGTTACGAACGCCGGGTCGAGGACGTACATCGCGACGACGACGCCGCGGGCGTCGCGTTGTTTCAGAACGTAGGTATTGCCGGCGACGAGTTTCGAGACGATCCATCGCTCGAGGAATTTGATCGTCGTCTGATACCGATTCGGCGAGCGGAGGACCGGCGAATATGCGGGATTCGTCGTCTCATGCCAAATCCCCTCGTCGTCCTGTTCGACGAGACGGAGTTGGAGTTTCGCAATATCGGACGCGATGAGCGTCACGCATGAGAACACGGCGAAGTACGCGAGCGCGGAATCCGGCCGGAGTTCCTCGTTTCGCTGCCATGCGCCCGTATAGGGTTCGCGGACGACCCAGGGCGCCCACGATCGGATTTGACTCGTCCAGGGTACCGGCGAGAGCGGTCGGAGCGCGGGCGCCGCCTTTGTGAATGTGAGCTCGTACCCAAACACTCGCATCGACGGCGCCTCGGAGCGATTACCGACGTTCCGGCGAGGGCGCCGGTCGTCCGGACGGCGTCGACGCCGCGCGCCTCGACGCGAGCAACGTTGACGCGGCGATCGTGTAGTTCGCGCCGGAGACGTATTGGACGCCGGCATCGCGCGCGCGCGCCCAATTGATCCAGCGTTCCGCGCGCAATCCGACGAGATTGTTTTGCCAGAGCGAGACGAGGACCGTCGTCGCGGTCGCCGGATTGTCCGGCGTCGTATTCATCTGAACCGACGCCTCGCGCGAGACGTCGATATTCACGCCGCCCTCGTCGGCGTAGAGAATCGCGGAGGGTTGAAACGCGATGACGTTCGTTCCGGCCGCGTTCGATGCGATGACGGTCATTCCTTCCGTACTGCCGCCTGTTACGCCGACATTCGGAAACAGACGATTGCCCATTGAATCCCGCATCAGTCCCATTGCGAGCGCGTTCGTCTCCGAGAGGATGATCGTCACGCCGCGGAGCGGGATATTCGCCGTCGAGAGCGCCGACAACAGGGCATGCAGATCGGCGAGCGGGTCGTCCGTCGAGGTAATCGCGACGAGACCGTTTGTGATCGATGCCGGATTGACGCCCGCGACCGCCGCGACCGCCGGATCAATGAATTGCGTATCGAGAAACGCGGCGATTCCGGCGATCATGTCCGCGCGAACGATCGCCTCCGCGGAGGGTGTCGAGGTTTTGACGAGTTCCTCCGTTAAGACGATGATGCCGGCCGCTTTCGAAATCTCGAGTCGCTTCGTCCCGAATCCGAGACTCGTTACGGGTTTCGGCGCCGCTTGTCCGACCCATCCGTACGACCCGCCCGCGGTTTGCGTGGGTACTTGCGACAGAAACGGCGCCTTTCGCAATCCGGGTACCTTGCCGATGATCGTTTCCGGCCGGAGGAGCTCGAGGAATTCATTCGCGATGTTCTGATATTGCGCGAGCGGTCCCGCCCAGGTCGAATCCGTCGTATTCCCCGGCGCGACCGCCGCCTTGAGGAACAGTCCGACCTCCGGCGTCGAGTCGTCCCATTGCTTCGCGTATTGCTCCGCGGCGTACCCGTACCCCTTCCCATGCGCGACCGCCATACAGATCCGCGTAAATGCGGTTCCCGCCGGAAGATTCGATTTGATCTGGATGACCGGCGTCGTCGACGTCCGGACCGCCGGCACGACCGGCGTCGTCGACGTCCGGACCGCCGGCACGACCGGCGCCGCGACCGTTTTCTCGTATGCCTCGGTCGCGCGGAGTCGCTCGAGATGGAGGTCGAGTTGTTTGATTTCCGCGACGAGACCGTCGTATTCCTCGGATTGTGCGGCGTCGAGCGTTACGCCCGCATCAACGGCCGCTTGCATCAATTCGTTTTTCTTTTCGTCCTTCGTTTTGCGAATGCCCTCATAGGTCGCGATTTGTTCCGTTGCGGTTTGCTTTGCCATTTTCCGAATTCCCGGATGCGGGTCCGAAACGCCGGACGGAGTTCGGCCAATCGCGGCCAGATGCGGCGCGTCGAGCGATTTGATTTTTAGGATCGTCGCGTCGACGTTTGCCGGTACCGTGACGAGCGAGAGCTCGACGACCTCGGTCGCCGTGAAATGAATCCCGCCGTCCTTCAAAAATTTGAGACCATTTTTCAGCGGCCGGAACCCAATCGAGACGCCGCGTATGAGTTTCGCGACGACGCTTTGCCACGCCTCGTCGACGCGGTCCCGCAATGGCCCGGGCGCGTCGACCGTCGCGAACGACGCCTCAAACGTGATTCCGGCCGCATCCGCGGCGAGCGTCGCCGTCCCGACGGGTCGTTCCTTGTCGTGGTGTAACAGGAGCGGAATCGGATTCGCAAAGGTCGCGCCGAGCGGTTCGAGAATGTCGCCGCGGCGATCGGGTTCGGGCGTCGACGCGACGCCGGAAATCGTCCGTTTCGCTTCGTCGAGCGCCTTGACGACCAGGACGGAATACGCGCGCGTCATTGCTTGGAGTGCAAACACAGTCCGCGCGGCGCCGCCGGAATGTCAATTTCCGGGATCTTTAATTCCTTGTCGGAGGAGTTCCGGGACCGTCGTTCGTTCGATCGTCGCGCGCCGGAAGAGGCGATCGTATTCGCGCGCGTCGAGGCGAACGGCGACGGAAATACTCCGGCGATCGCCCGGGTCGAGCGCCGGACGTCCGCGTTTTTTCGGCGGCGGCGGCGAGGTCGTCATGGTACCGGACCTCCGATTACGAACATTTGATATTGCGGTTTCTGTTCCTCGACCGGCGGCGTCGTCGCCATTTTGCGCCCAAGTAACGCCGCGATGACCGGGTCGATTCGCCCTCGCGAGCGTTTTTTGACCGGGTAAATGTTGTCCTTGTTGTCGCGTTGAACGACGACGTTCGAGATTGCCCACGTCATCAGCGGATGCCGGCCGGCGTCGACGGTCCCGTCGAGAACGTCCGCCTCGAAATCCTTTGAGACGCCCGACATTTGCGCGAACGTTTGCGCGACCTCGGCGACCAGGAATCCCGCCGTCTCGAGCTCCGTCGTCAGATTGACCGCCGCCCAGGGATCAACGCCGATGCCGCGGACCTTGAATCGCGACGCGGACGCGCGGACCATCTCGAGGACCTCGGATTGATCGATACGGTTCCCGGGATTCGTCCGGAGAAACCCTTGTTCGACCCATTGCAGGTACGGCGCCCGGTCGCGATGCGCGCGTTCCTCGAGCGTATCGGCCGGCGTCAAACACCAGGGAATGAGGCGCCACGATTTCCGCTTGTCGTTCGGCGGAAACACCAGGACGACCGCCGTCAAATCGATTTTGCTCGAGAGGTCGATTCCGATAAAACACGTTTCGCCCTCGAGCTCGTCGGGATTCCATTCCGTTTGACCCGCGCGCCATCCCTCCATTGATAACCAGGGAGCATCAACGTTGACCCATTGGTTCAATCGTTTTTGCTTGAACGCATTCGCCGCCGTCGGCATATGGATTGCCTTTGTGACGAGCGCCCGCATATCCGCCGCCTTGACCGAGACGCCGAAATTCGGATTCGCTTTCCGCCACGTCGCCTCGTCGGTCCAATCGTCGCCCTCGTCGGCATGCGCGA